CGTAATGCCCGTTATAGGGTCTTTAAGGACGCTATAAGCGCTTTCGTGCTTATGGCCTGCCACGTACAGGTGGTCGCGTGTGCCCATCAGAGCGGCCTTCATAGGCCCGTGGGCAGGGTTCCATATGCTAGATCCCGCATGATCGTGGCGGGCGTTAACGCGCACCTCTAGCCCGTTCGGGAACCGCAAAGCTATGCGAGCCTCGGAGGACTTGTATAAGGCGTTCTGCTGCTTGGCTATCCACTTGAGCGGATCGCCCGAGCCAGACCACAGGTCGTGGTTGCCGCCAATCATGTATAGCCAGTCGCAGCGGTTGACGAACCACTCGGCCAGCTTCCACGCCTGCGCCGCTGACGTACTCTGGTCGGCGTAAAGCCTTGCTAAACGCCCCGTCCAGTTGTTCGTGGTGTCGCCCACATTGCAGGCAAACAAGCCATCTGTGGCGTTAACGAGGGCGGTATGACGCTCAATGGCCTCTATATCGCAGCCGTCGTCATCTACGTGCGGATCGCCAAAGTGCAGCAAGCCGATAGCGCCGGACAGCTTGACCCGAATCGGGATAAGCTTGGACGCTTCCTCATGCTCGCGCTTGTGGGCAAACTTGCGCTTACGCTGGGCAATCAGTTCTTCAATCGAAACGTCGTCATCCGGTAGCGGGGTAAATTCAAACTGTTTGTCAGCAGCGGGCGTTTGTTTACCGGGCTGATAGGTTGAGTCAGGAATCAGCATACCCTGCGCTTTCATTCGCTTTAAGCGATGCAGGAATGTCCGTTCGTTAATGCCAATTTCGGAGGCGGCTGCCGACCGAACACCATTGTGCTTTCGTAACGTATCAACTATTTTCTCATCAGTCGCTTTTTTCGCTACCACGATTTGTTTTCCGTTTTACCGTGATGCCGAGTTCCTTCCGGCGCTTCTCGGTTCTGTCCGGGGCTAACACGGCTCTCCATTCCAGATGGCCGTCAACAAGTCGATATTCCTCTTTGTGCGTCAGCGCACAATCGCAGCACTCGGTATAGGTGTAGCCCTTTACCCGATACCAAGTTCCCTCGTTCATCTGCACAACAGGGATTTTCTTAGGCATATCAACCTCGCAGATACAATCTTTGCTCATCTAGCCTGCGATTTACAAGCCCTTTCAATACTTTACCGCCAGCTTTTGACCATTTCATGAACTCATCAGCGGCTTCGTCAAAGTCTCCACGGTTGTGTTTCATGCGGAGACTTGAGCGTTGAAGGTTTCCAAGGCCGACGTTAAAGGCAAAACTAACTAAAGCGTCAAATTGGCCTTGGCTATTAACAGCAGAAGGGCAAAGTCGGGCCACGCCACGCTCAAACCGGCCAAGGTCTTTAGCAAGGATATCGTCCACCTCTCCCATAGTGAGGCTGCGATCCCAGCCATCGGGTACCGGTAAACTCCGTCGTTCATCAAATTTCACCGTTGCGTGGGTAGGGTCAATAACGTGTCCGACCCCAACCGTCCATAGCAGGGCCGGACACCGGTAAGGGCGCATCCTTACGCCCTCGTGATGCTTAATCATCGCCTTTGCGGCGTCAGAAACCTTCATTTCTGGCTAAAAGCGCGACCACCAAAATGAAAGGCAATGATGCTGGCAAGAATTGCCATTTCATCCTCGGAAAACACGTTTTCCAGCGCAATCGCAAACGGTACGCTTTGATTCCACGCGTACCACATTCCAGCAATGTTGATGATGACTAGTTCTAACACAAAGATGTAGGTGACGACCGGACGCACCGAGGCGCGTAGGTTAATCATCCATTGGCTTGCACCCTCGCCAATCTTCATGTCGTGTTCGTAGAGCGCCACACGTTCCTCGGTAGCGGTCTGCGTCTGGATTTGCTCCAGCTTAATTTCCTCAACCCGTGCCTGCGCGATAAACCCACGTTCTGCGAGGGCTAGTTCACGCTCTTTTTGGGCCGAAATAATGGCAAGTTCGTGTTTCTTGTCCTGACGGTCTTGGAAGATTTGCAGAATCTTGGGCAGACCACCCGCAAGGAACGACAAGAACGTGCTAACCATTGTCATCATTTGTCTTTCTCCACATCGTGCTTCGTTCCAATCATAATCCCCGACAAAGTGCCAACCAAAAAGGTCGCAATCGGGTTGATCAATTTAAAGAACTCCGCATCATTCGGTGCTTGCGCGTCAATCGGTTGAGTTACAAAAATAAGCGCATAAAGCACCGCAACAATAATAATTAACAACGTAATTGCGAGCGTAACCCCAACGATAAACCGAAGTAACGTATCTAATTGAGGATCTACTCGCACTTTGTTTGCCTCAGCGTCATTTCAGTACAAGTGCCGCTTGCCGAACAGATTGGTGGGTTACACTCTGTGTTGTTCCAGTTGGCTGGATCTTGGCACGGGTAGCGGTAACGATCCGCACAACCCACCGTTGTTAGCACAACCATCAGCATCATCACCCGTTTCATTTGATGACCGGCCATGCTCGAGTAAACATCTCGAAAATGTCCATGGGTTTACTTCCAGAGCCAGTCAAGAACCTTAACGAACAATCCACCTACAACAGCCGCAAAGCCGCCCACAGCCATCAAGGTGCGCCAACCGCCTTTAGCCTCGGCCAGCATTAGCTTGATTTCGTGTACGTCCTTTTTCATTTCGGCCATATCCGCTTGCAGAGTCTCAATCTGTGCATCGTGGCGGCCAATGTCCCGTGCCATTTCCATCGTCTAGCTCCTACGGGTGGGTGGCCTTGTATGCGTCAAATTCGGCTTTAAGTTCTTGGATGGCTTTGATCAGCGGGGCAATAAACTGGATGTATTCCAGCCCCATCTGGGCATCACCACCGTTGACTTCGCTATCGCGGAACCCGCCAAAATCAATACCCATGCCGTCTATGACGGCCTTAACTTCTTGCGCCACTAAACCTTGATGGAAACGACTACGTTTGTGGGTGCCGTCATGCGTCAAATTGGAAAGTTTGTTTACCTCGCGCCATGCGTCCCATTCTTCTTTCGGGGCATCTGCGGCAGGTTTTAACGAACGGTATGATTCGCGGAAATCCCAACGGTACATACGTGGCTGAAGCTGCATGATAAAGCTTAAGCCAAGGTTGGTATCTTGAATGTCAGCCTTGTCCCGAGCGTCCGAAGTATTGTTAAAGCTCTTGGCGTAAACGTCTACGCTAGTGTCGCCAATTCTGCCGTAATTTGCGCCGGTTACTTGGGCGTCAAATCCAACTGCTAACGAGTTGGTGTAGTTGCCAGTTAAAAACGCTTCAAGGCCAACGGCTGTTGAGTAGTTTGCAGTTGATAAAGCACTACCCGCGTTATCACCCACAATGGTGTGGCCTTGACCTGATGTAATGGAGTCACCGGCAGCAGTTCCAACGCAAACGTTTTCGCCGCCAGATGTAATTGCCGTTCCGGCGTTATAACCGATAGTGACGTTGTCAACGCCGCTAGTAATACTATCGCCTGCATTGACGCCAAAAAGGGTAGCGGTTGTGCTGGTCGTTCCCGTCAACCCAATAACAACCGGATTGACGATTTGAAATCGTGTGCCGTCGTAAATAACCGTAACAGTCTGCCCAGACTTAATTTCACCAGCCACCAAGGCGGTAGTACCGTTCTTGGTGACGTTTTTGGCGCCAAGGCTGTTGATGTTTAGCGTGACAGCGCCGGTATTGTCACCAGCGGCTACAAAGTAAAACATCTGGCCTGCGGCATAGGCAGCAAGCGAGGGCGTCAGGGAGCCTGTAATCGTGTTCGTGCCGCTAACCGAGCCGATCAGCTTGGTTACCGTGCTTTGCACTTGGGACAGCGTAGGCGCGTCCGTGGCATCCGTGCCAAGGGCAAGACCCGTGATCTTGTTGCTGCCCATCGGAATGTTGGCGGTCGGGGTGGTCTGACCGTCCTTGGTAAGGCAGGTGGAAAGACCCGTAGCAAGGTCAGCGGTCAGGGCGTTAAACGCCGTGCTGCTAATGACGGTGCCTGATACGACAGGCTGACCTGCCGTGTTGATTACAAATGTGCCGGAACCGTTAAAACTCACTTTCCTTCCTCCTCTGACGCACGATCAAGTTGCGCCAGTTGATATGCCAACATTCTTGCCGTCTGTGGGTTGACCTTGCCGCCAGCCCGTTTTGCCATGTCTACCGCCATCGCCATTTCTGGGTTGCGGCGCACCAATTCATCGCCACGCTGGGCAAGCAATTTGGCAAGCTGGGCGGGTTTGCCGACAGCTTTACCTGCGGCATATACCGTTTCGCCCACAATGCGTGGCGAAGTACTAGCAAGCTGTAATGCGCCTGTCGGGGTAACGCCTTGGGCAATGGCAGGGATGGTGCTGTATATCGCACCGGCTCCCGACAGCGCGCCAGACAAACCGCGTGGCGTCCATGAACTCATTGCCTGACCAGCAAGCTGCGGGAACAACTCGGTTGCCCCACGCTCTGCCAGCATTTCGCCAAGCTCTGCGCGACGGCCATAATTGGTATTAGCGTTGTTTCGCAGGATGGATTGCAGCTTACGCACCTGCGTATCAATGCTGGCTCGCGGGTTTTGCGAAAGCGTTGTTTCAATTTCATCCAGCAAATCGCTGGCAGTTTCGTAGTCTTTCATTACCCGCGAGTATTCGGGGGCTTGTTTGGTAATTTCGCCTCTAACGGCGTTGTACGCCTTGTCTGCGGCTAACCGCGCTGGAGAACCAAAAGCGTATGATTCTTTAATGTCTTTCAACGACTTTTTGAGGGCATCTAATCCTTCTGGCGTGTGGAACTCTGCCGGATCAAGCCCTTTCCACTCGTTTACTTGGTCATTGATCTTTTGCCATGCCTCTGCGGCAGATTTGTCAATAACTTGACCCTTGTACATTCCCGTCTGACGGGCATTTCCAATGGCTTTATCAATGTCATCAAACTTCAGTACGGTTTTGTCTTTGGCGACGTTAGCCATGCCCTGCCGATACGCAGTAGACCGATCTTGACGCAATGCGCTAATAGCAGGTTTGATGGATTCCACAACATCAGCAATAGGTGCGGCACCGCGCATTTGCGATACAAACGCTTCGCCCTGATCGCCGCCGCGATAGCCCGCCTTGGCGGCTTCTTCTACAGCGCGAGTGCCTGTGCCGGTGGTAAACCCAAGAACCGCCGCCGTGCCTTTGCCAGCGCCTTTAACAGCTTTAGTAGCAACTGACAAAGGATCAACAATGTCTGCGGCTTTTTGCACCGCTTTGCCTGCGCTTTTAACGCCAGCTTGGGGAACGGCGCGTAACGCACCGCCAGCGCCCGTCAAAATAGTGGCGGCATCTGCCAA